CTGAATTTAGTATCAAGAACAAAGGAAATAGAGAAATCACAAACATTGAATTAACTTACGTTTACTCAAACAATATCTCACTAATAGGATTCTAATATGGATACTACGCTACTTGTCTATTTGAATAATGTTTGGAACAGATTGGATATCTACGAAGATATTCCAATTACTGTTGTTATACAAGAGGTTGATACCACAATTTTGGATGGTAGAAAATCATCTTATTCAAAACAATTTGTAATACCAAATACCGATAATAATGCTAATATCTTGGAACATTATTTTGAGGTTAATGGTGTTGATTTCAACCCATTACAAAAAGTAGATTGTGTGGTTCAATATCGTGGAACAGATATATTTGTGGGATACATGCGTCTTTCTGCTGTAATCAATAATCCAAATTATGTTGACTATGAAGTTTATATCTTGGGTGATATTGGAGATTTTGCATCAGAAATTAGAAACATCACACTCCAAGATTTAGATTGGACTGATTTATTACATGAATTGAACTATTCATCAATCACAACATCTTGGAGCGCCAATACAACATATACTGATGGTTTATTTGGAGGTAAAATTCTTTACCCAATGATTAACTATGGGTTAACTTACACAACAGGTAATACTCCAACTTGGACTTACACATTTGATGAACCTCGTTCATTTGATAGTCCAACAAGACCAGTACCTGAGAATATTTGGAAACCAGCAATTAGAGTCAAAGAAGTTGTTGATAGAATATTTGCAAGAACTGGTTATGAAATTGATTCAGAGTTTTTTGAAACAGATTATTTCCGTTCAATGTATATGGATACATTTGTTAATGGAAAATTAGGTGTTGATGTTGCATCAGGAGTATCAAACCAAAACATCTTTAAGATTTATACAAACTCATCTGTTGTTTACAATAATGCTTCAGGAAATATCCAACTATTATTTAACAACCTATTACCTGATGGTTATGACCCGTTGAATAACTTTAACGAAGCATTACCATACAATTCAATAAATCCTGGTAATCAACCTGGTTACTCATACTTTGCAACACCTTATGGTGGTCAATACTCATTTAACATCAGATTCAATTATGATGATAATAACAATTGTGTTGGTGATGTCTACTTCCAAGTTGTTATGAAGAAAGGTAGAAAAACTGATTTGAGTGATGCTGTAACCATAGCAACCACTGACACATACCAATTACCAACTTGTGGTACACAGGCATCAATTAACTGGTTTCCAACAGTAAGTTTGGATGCTGGTGATATTGTTTCTGTTGGAATTCAAGTTAACAAAAATGTGGGTGGAACTGATTTAAGAATTACAGGGTATGATAGTTTTACTATTACTTCACCTGCTCCAATGTGGGATTTATACACATCACCAACACTTGCTGGTACTCAATTGGTAGATATTAGATTGGGACTTCCTGCAACCAACTGTATTGATTTCATTAAAGGATTAATAACCCTATTCAATTTGGTATTGGTTCAGAACGAAACAAACAGAGCAATCAAAATAACACCATTTAACTGGTATTATAATGAACCTGAAAGGGCTGAGGTAGATTGGACAAAACGATTGGACCTTAACTCAACATTCAGAGTTGAACCATTGTCATTTGAATTACCAAAGATACTGAATTTTACCTATGATAAAGGTTCAGAAGAGTACTTAAATAAGTTATTTGAGGATACAAACAACTACGTTTATGGTAGATATAAATTCACATCAAGTAGTAATTTGTTTACTGGTGAACAGGACTATTCATTACCATTTGCCGCACTTCCTACAACAGTTGTAAATGGAGCAGACAATTTCATTATTCCTGCTGTTTATAGGGAATTGCTACCACAATTACAACCTTATTCAAGTAAAAACCATTTGTTCTTTTGGGTTGGAAATAGATACGCTTACAAAGATAAGTTCAAACAAGTTCAAGGTTCTTGGTATCTGTCATCAGGAACTACACAGATTGAGCAAACAACTTACCCATGTGTATCACATTTAAGTTCATTGGATATTCAAATTCCTGATTTGGTTTCAGATTTGAACTTTGCTTCAACTTGGGATTTCTTCGGTAATTACAATAATTTACCAGTTCAATTTACACCATACAATTTATACAATGTGTTTTGGGAAGATTATGTTGAGAACATCTATTCTTCAGAAACAAGAAGATTGACAGGTAGATTCTTATTGAGACCTTTGGACATCTATGAAACAAAATTGACTGATAAAATTTATGTTAAAGATAGTTTCTATAGAATTGAGAAAATTAATGAAGCAGATTTAACGGATAATAAATTAACTGAGTGTTCTTTAATTAAAGAATTGGGTGGTTATTATAAAGTAACTCCACCAGCACCATATTATACGATTGAACCAAACGCACCGTATCCTGGTATAAGTACTGCTTATAATATTGGATGTTACACAGGAACAACAATATCTCCTGTATGTCTTGGTTCAGCATCTACCGTTACTTTAATAACATTTGGTGTTTCAGGATTGAGTAATAACCAACAAGTATATTATGATACAGGAACTGAATACATACCTGTAAATCAAGGAACATACGTCAGATACACTGGTGAAACGGATACTTATGTTGTAATAAATAGCGTAGGAACTCTCCTACAACAAAATTGTTAAAAGATGGCTGAAAAAACTATTGGTATTAAAATACAATTGAATGGCGTAGATACGGTTATTTCCGATATTAAAACATTTGAAAATGAAATTAAAAAGGCTCGTGAAGACCTTAAAGGTATAGAGATTGGTTCTGCTCAATTTAAGAAATTATCATCTGAAATTGGTCTTGCAGAATCTCAAATGTTGGGATTGATTCAATCAACAAAACGTCTTACAAAAGAACGTGAGATTGAAGGTATTGGTAAATTAGGTCAAGGTATTGCATCATCTTTTGCGGCTGCTACAGCGGCTGTATCTTTGTTTGGAAATGAGAGTGAAGAAGTACAAAAAGCCGCAACGGCAGCATCAAACTTGTTAACATTGGCTTTATCTGCAAGGGGTATCGCTGAGGTTAAATTGGGTGCTCAACTTGTATTACGTACTATCGCTGAAAGAGCCGCAGCCAAGGCTAACGAACTTAGTAGGGCAGCAAACCTTGCCGAGGTTGCGTCATTGGATGCATCAACTACAGCCTTTGCCGCAAACACAACAGCAGAGGCGGTAAACACAACTGTTACCCAAGCCAACTCAACGGCTACGGCTCAGGGAACAATTGAAGCAAACCTTAATACAGGTGCTCAGGCTGCTAATACTGTCGCAACAGGGGCTGCCGCAGGTGCTACAACTTTATTAACAAGAGCCCAAGTTGCTCTTTATACTGCCATAGCGGCAAATCCAATTCTTGCTCTTGTTTCAGCATTGGGACTTTTGGTTACTTTATTCGTTGCCTTTGGTAAAGAACAAGACAAAGAAATTGTTAAAACAAAAACATTAAATGAATTAAGAAACGAAGGTGTTGCTCAAACTGAAACTGAGATTACAAAGATACAGATTCTTACTTCAATAATCAAAGATAATAATTCTTCTTTAGATGCTCGTTATGGAGCATACGAACAATTAAAGAAGTTGGTACCAGAACTTTCTGATTTGACATTAGAAGAGGCAGAAAGTCAGGGTTTATTAAATGTTGCCATTGAACGTGAAATTCAGTTAATTGGATTAAGAGCAGAACAAAAAGCAATTGAAAATTTCTTGGTTCAAGAAGCAGAAAAAAGAATTAAGGCTCAAGATGATGCCAGATTAAAAGAAATTGAAACCTTAAAAGAAGTAACTTTTTGGGAAGGTGTTAGAAATGGTTTATTAAAAGTATATTATGGTATTGATGTTGGAAACAAAAATCAAAAAGAAATTGATAGATTAGAAAAAGGTTCTGTTGCCACCAAAAAAGATTTGGCTAACATAACCAAACAAATTGTTACATTGGAAGGTCAAGCCGACAAAACCAAGAAAAATAGTAAAGCGTCTACTGAGAAAGCAACTCAGGCTGAAGCAAATAGAAAAAAACAATTGGAAGGATTGGTTGATGCTTTAGCGAAACAAGTTGATTTACAATCAAAATTATTATTCCAAACGTTCTCACTTGAAGGACCTGATGCAACAATTTTGGCTAACTTGGAAGATAGAGTTGGTAAATCTGAAGCGTTGGTTGAGGTTATTAGAAAACTAAAATCAGTTTCAGAACTTTATAATGAAACTCAAATGGAACTTGTCGGACTTGAAGATGAAGTTGGTCAAGCATTTTTGAAAGCAACCAAGGCAGGTGAGGGATTATTTGATTCATTAAAAAAGGGTGATGATAGAACAGCAATACAACAAAATCTTACCAAATCACTTGAAGACTATAGAAAGACAATTGAAGAAGTTAGATTGGAATCTGGTAAGTATTTCAACCAAGACCAATTAAATCAATTATCAAATCTTGAATTAATTTATGAGGACTTAACAAAGTCATTACAAAAATTTGTTCAAATTTCACCAGTATTTGAAACAAAAAAATGGGAAAAAAATTTAGTTGATTTTGCTCTTGCAACAGGAGAAATATTAACTGACCCATATAAAAGAACTGAAGAAGAAATTAACAAGGCTAAAGCCTCAGCATTAAAAAGTATTCAGGATAGTGAAAAAGAATTTGTAAAATCATTTGTGGCTGCTGAAAAAGCGGCAAATGCTCAAAGAATTAAAAACATTGAAGCCCAAAAAGGTGGTGCTGAACAGTTGGTTGAACTATTCAAATCATTTGAAGAATCAGGTCAAGCGGCATTTCAAAACTTACAAAAACAAGGTATTGAGATTCTTAAGTTTGAAGATGGTGTTAGAAAAACTGCTACTCAAATTGATATATTAAATGCGAAATTAAGAGAACTGGCTCCTGAGGCAAGAAAAGGTTTTATCATCCAAAATGCTGAAGAAATTGCCAAAGAATACGACAGCGTATTTATACCTTTGGTTTTAAGAAAAGAAGAAGAGTTAAAAACTTTACAGGATAAGATTAGAACCAGAAACTTTGAAGAAGATGTAAAATATAAAGATGCGTTAGTTTTATTAGAAACAGAATTAGCAAATCAAAAAATTGATATTTCAACTTTATCTTATGAAGAAAGATTAATTCTATTAGAGAAATTCTTAAAGAAAGAAGTAGAAAAAACCAAAGAGGCTGAAGATGAAAAGGCGGAAGCAAGAAAAAAAACCTTAGACACATTACAACAAGCATTTGACATGTTTAATGATTTAATTGGTGAAACATCATCATTAATTCAACAGAAGATTGCTATGGATTTGAAGATGTTGGAAAGGTCGTTTAATGAATCATTAACCACAGTTGTTGGTGATACAGAAGAAGCAAATCAAAAAAGATTGGAATTAACAAAACAATATGAAATCCAAAAGGCTCAAATTGAAAAAGAAGCAACAATCAAATCATTACAGGCTCAAAAACTACAAGCGATAGCAAGTGCCGCATCAGCAATCATCGCAGCACAGGAATTATTACCACCATTTAACGTAATTCAAACAGGAATTGTTGCGGGTGTTGCGGCAGCACAAGTCGCTTTAATTCAACAACAAATTGAACAAGCAAGGTCAATGGCTGGTGGAGGTATGATATTCGGTGCATCACATGAGAACGGTGGAGTTATGGTTGGTGGAGGATACAACCTTGAAGGTGGTGAATCTGTTATCAACAAAGTATCTACAGTTCAGTATGGAAGTTTATTATCTTCAATTAACCAAATGGGTGGTGGTAGAGCAATTACAAACAGCACACAGAACGGATTGATGGAAGAAAGATTAATGCAAGCAATAGCAAAAACAAAAAATGAACCTATAAGAGCGTATGTCTTGAACTCAGAAATAACAAGTGGTCAAGCAATCAACAGAAGATTGAGTGAACTTGCGTCCTTATAATTAAAAAGTATTTATAGAAATGTTACGAGTAATAGATTTAGATATTGAAGGAACCTTAACTGGTGATACACGAGTTGAAGAAATAGCGATGGTTGAAATGCCTGCGATTGAGCAGGATTTTATCTATTTTGAAAAACAAGAATTTGAGTCGTATAATGATTATCCACAAGCGGCAACAACAAATGCTTGTAGGGCTGTCAAATGGGCTGAAGAGAATGGTTGGGGAAGTTGTCTCCAAGCCGAAGGTAAAAATAGAGCGAATCAATTATGTAATCGTGAGAATATAACTGAAGAAACAATTGCTCGTATGTCAGCATTTAGAAGACATCAACAACACAAAGATGTTCCGTATAGTGAAGGTTGTGGTGGTATTGCTTGGGATGCATGGGGTGGTGATGCTGGTGTTGATTGGGCTGAAAGAAAGTTGGAACAGATTAGAAAGTCAAAAGAAAAAATGGCTGAAGTAGGTCCAAGAGGTGGAATTAAAGAAAGTGATAAAGCACCAAAATCAGATACACCAAATAAAAACCCTGAAGGTGAAGGTTCAGCAAAGGGTGATGCAAGTGGAAAAAGAGGAGCCAAGGTTACAGCGGAACAAGAAAAAACATTACAGGGAAAGGTTGATGATTTCAACGAAAAAGAATCAAATACCAAAAATGGAAATGCTACATTGGGAGCATTAAAATCTGTATTCCAAAGAGGATTAGGAGCGTTCAATACATCTCACTCCCCTCAAGTAAAATCAGCAGAACAATGGGCATATGCTCGTGTAAATGCGTTTCTTTACTTGTTAAAAAATGGTAGACCTGAAAATCCAAAATATACAACAGATTACGATTTATTACCTGAGAAACATCCAAAGTCAGGTAAAAAAGAAGAGATGGATTATGCTCCAACATTACCTGGTTATGTAAATTATCCAAGTGGTGATACAAGTAATGATATGTTAATTAAACCTGTATTATTTGTTGAAAGAGAACCAGGTGAAGATAAAAAAGCATATGTTTCCCGTTGTACAGCATACCTAATTAAAAATGAAGGTTATGACTCTGACCAAGCATACGCCATTTGTCAAAGTGAGTCTGAGGATTTTGCAAAGGGTGAGAAGGTCTCATTTGATTATGATGATACCTTGAATACTCCAAAGGGTCGTGGACTTGCCATGGGGGAAATTAGAAGTGGTTCTGAGGTGTATATCATTTCAGCAAGAGGTTCAAAAGAAGGAATCTATCCAATAGCGGATGAATTGGGTATTCCACATGATAGAATATTTGCTACTGGTTCAAACAGATTAAAAGTTCAAAAGGTTAAAAACTTGAGAATTGATAGACACTACGATAACAATGAAGATGTTATTGATGAACTTGGAAGAGTGGGTCAACAGTTTTGTTTTACTTGTGAACCTGTGGAATACAATTATTCTGAGGAAGAGTTGGAAGTAAAAAACTTATTAACTTATTTAAGAAGAACTGACTTACAAAAGTTTGAAGCAGTTGTTGGAGCAATGAGAGGTAGAACAGCAGACGAAGTTAAGAAATTAAATCATAAAAACCCAACAAATTATTTCAAATATGAAAGAGTTTTATCTGGTTCTCCTGACAGAGATTTCTGTATGTCAATTGAAGGTAGATATTTTCGTAGAGTTGAAATAGATGTTTTAAGGGATACAAATATTGAGTTTGGTCATGAAGGTCAACCATACTCAAAATGGTTGTATAAAGGTGGACCAAATTGTGTTCATGCTTGGAGAAAGTATATTGCTCAAGGTGATGTACTTGCTGACCAAGGCATGGCTGAAGGACTGGCAGGAACAGCACCTAAATCAATGCCAAATAACGGATATTATTCTGAAGAAACAAAACGAAAGTCTGAGGTGGCTTACATTGTTTCTCAAGGAATGTCAAAAGAAATGTTCAAAGCAGATACTGAAAAGAGGATGGTATATTCTCCATTGATGATTCCAAACATGTTAATACCAAGAATGGATGAAGTTAGTAATGAAAAGTATTATGTTAAATTCACACCTCAAGTTATAGAAAAAATTCAAAATCTTTATATGATTGAAAAGAGGATGGATAAAACCAACTACGAACATACAGAAGAAAAAATGTCTGATGTTGTAATGGTTGAGTCTTGGTTAGTTTCTGGTAAATCAGATAAAGCATATCAATTAGGTTTCAACAGGGATAGTATTCCTGATGGTACTTGGATGGGTGGGTTCAAAGTGTTGGATACAAAAGAAGGAGATAACATTTGGAATAATTTCATCAAAACAGGCAAGGTAAAAGGATTCAGTGTTGAAGGTAATTTCATCACCAATTTTTCCCGTCTAAAAAATGACGAATATTTATTACAAGAAATCATAAACATATTAAATAAAATAACCGATTAAAAATTATGAATGCTACGGAAGCAATTAACAGTATCGTTAAATTGTTAGGTTTACAATTCAAGAAAGAAAATTTCACATCAACATTTTTGGTTGATGGAACAACTGAGGTTACAAACAATTCTGATTCAGAATTGGAAGTAGGTCAGACTCTTTTTATTGTAAAGGAAGGCACTCTTGTACCTGCACCTGAAGGTTCACACGAAACCAGAGATGGTTTTCTTGTTACTTTGGATGGAGAATCAACAATCATCGCAATCGCATCAAAAGACAAAGAAATGAAATCAGAGGTAAACACAGAGGATAAATCCCTTATGGAATATACTGAGGCTAGAGACGCTCAGGGTCAAATCTTGGAATCAAACACATTTGATGTAGGTGAAAAAGTTTACACAGTTAAAGAAGATGGTTCAAAAGAACCTTGTCCTGATGGTGAAAAACAAGTGGTGTTGAAAGACGAGAGTGGTAATGAAAACAAAATTAGAATTCAAGTTAAAGATGGTGTCATCACTGAAAGAGAAAATGTTGAAGAAGAAGATTCTGAAGACATGATGAAACCAGCAATGATGAGTTCTGACTTTTCAAAAGACATTAACGACATTAAAGAATCTATGAGTCAATTATTGGCTTTGGTTGATTCAATGAACGGAAAGTTCAAAACTGAGTTAAACTCATTAAAAACCGATTTTGATAGTTTCAAAAAATTACCAGAAAGAAAGGCTGTAGAAGAAAAGAAAACCTACACAGAATCTTTTGCTGATTTCAAAGAGTCAGTTGCTGATAAGAAATTAGAAATTATTAAGTCATTAAGAAAATAAAATAAAACAAAAATTAAATAAAATGGAAAACAAGAAAAAATTATCGTTTAACTACGATTTAACGGCTCTTCCAACTTACAACTCATATGGTTCAGATATGTTGATTAAAGCAATCTTGGGATTGACTTTACCAAAATATGCTACAATCAGACCAAATTTGAAAGGTACAACTGAAAAAGTTGGTTGGTTGGAAAACGATGTTATTCTTCAAGACTTGTCTTGCGGATTTGACCCTACTGGTACAACTTACCAAGAATTGGTAACAGTTGACTTATGTAATAAAAAAGTGAACCAACAATTATGTCCATACGATTTGTATGATACTTATTTGTCTCAATCTTTAACAAATGCTAACTTCCAAGAGACAGTTCCATTTGAAGAAGTTATCTTGACAGATATTTCAAACAGAATCGCAAACCAAGTTGAAAAACAACTTTGGCAGAACACAGTTGCAACTGGTGGTACAATCTACAACAGTGCTTGTTTCAACGGTGTTGGTGCGTTGATTACCTCAGGTAACGGTGCTACACAAATCGCTTACTCAGCAGCAACTCCATCAAATGGTTTGGATGTATTCACTACTATCTACCAAAACATCCCTGCTAACGTATTACACAGAGACGATTTAACTATCTTCTGTTCTTACGCTAACTACAGAGGTTTGGTTGCTTCTATGAGAAACAACTCATTCGTGAACTTGTTCACAATGGACACTGCTGGTACTACTTCAGGTCAAGACTGGGTATTGATGTTACCAGGTACTAACGTTAAAGTTATCCCAACTGTAGGTTTGGATGGTGTTAACGCTTACTACGCAGGTGCTTCAGGATACTACATGGTTGGTATGAACAACGAAATCATGACTGTGAAATCAATCTACGACCCTTTTGAGGATATCGTAAAAATCCAGGCACACGTAACTTACGGATTAGGTATATTTGACCCAGCATCATTCTGTGTTTGTAAATCTTAATCCATAAACTATTAACTTTTAAGAAATAGAAAATTATGGCAGCATGTTTTATAACAACAGGATATACACTTGATTGTCGTACCGCTTCAACAGGTGGTTTACGTTCAATGTGGATTTTAGGTGGTTCAGGAAGTACAATTAGTGGTTACACAATCACTAACAATGAAGTTTCTGCTATCGGCGGAACTGGTACTTGGTTCCAATTTGAATTACCAAAACAATCAAGTTCGTTAAGTGAAACTTTGGGCATCAACACAACTTCTCAGTCGGTAACATTCCAACCTGAGATTGTGGTTAACTTACCAAAGTTACAAAATTCACTTAGAAATACCTTCGTAGACTTGGTTTCTCAAAACTCAATCTACGCATTGGTAGAAGATAACAACAACAGATACTGGTTGGTAGGTTTGGACAATGGTCTATTGGTTACTGCAGGTTCTTTGAATTCAGGTCAGGCTTACACAGATTTGAACGGAGCAACAGCAATCACAATGACTGGTGGAGAACCAACTTCAATCAGAGAAGTGTTAGTTACTACAACGATTGCAGCAGTATTCACCGCTGGTGGATTTACTTTCCAATCGTAATAAAAACCTTGAAATTTGGGGAGGTTAAAATCTCCCCATTTTCATTAGCCGAATTATATTTATCAATATGCCAATCAGACCATATAGTCCAAACCCACACCAACCAATTAATCAACCTTCTTTGAATAGTATGCTTTACCCAAAAGGTTCAAAGCAACCAGTTCAGGTATGGGGTTCTGTGATGAATGTCTATAAAGCACCACCATCAGATGTTACCCCAACTCCTACACCGAGTATTACCCCGACATCAACAGTAACGCCTACACCAAGTATTACACCTACTTTAACAAGTACACCAACAAATACTCCTACACCAAGTATTACACCTACAATTACTATTACTCCAAGTGTTAGTTTATCACCTACTTTAACACCAACACCGACTATTAGTTTGAGTCCAACACAGACACCTACAAACACACCAACACCTTCAACATCACCAATTCCATCAGGAACAACTGAAGCCAATACTTACTTATCAGCAGTTGTTGATGCGGGTGGAACAGGTATTACATCTACCGTATCTGCGGCTA